CAGATTTGGCAGTGCCAATCTCAACACTGTCAGTACACTAGCTGCCGTAGCACAAAATGAAAAGCGTGCCTCAGCAGACCTAAACACTGCTGCCGCACTGTCAGCAAATGGTGGTCTTAGACGAGACGGCAGCAGCACACTGTCATCAGCAGCCACTGTATCTGCGTCTGCAAGCATTGTTAAATTTGCCAGCAGTGCACTAGGTGCAGTCAGTACAGTATCTGCCACAGCAGCACAGACATTTAATGCTGCCAGCACACTGAGTTCTGAAGCCTCAGTGACTGCCTCAGCGGCAATGACGTTAGCTGCACAGAGTAATCTCACAGGACAAGGTTTTGTACTTGGCTTCCCTGGTGTGCAAAGAAATGCCTCAGCCACACTGTCTACAGTTGCCACGCTATCTGCCACAGCATCAAATGTACACTTAGGCACTGCTAGCCTGACCAGCGCAGCCACGGTGACTGCTGCGGCTGTGAATACCAAAACAGCAGCCAGCAGTCTTACATCTACTGCTACCGTGTCAGCGAGTGCACAGATTTTTGAATTTGCCACTGCCAATTTCATCAGCAGTTTCAACATGGTCTCTGTCAGCGCCGTACAGCGTGCCGCAGCAGCCGCACTGTCCAGTGCATTCACTGTGACTGCCAGTGGTGAAGTAGTGATAGATGAAGTAGCAGAACGTACTATCACAGTCAAATCAGAAAATAGAATCTTTGATCTCGCACAAGAATCACGCATAATAAACGCCAAACATGAGAGTCGTATAAATATTGTATTACCGGAAAACAGGACCAAAATGGTACCTGAAGAATCTCGTCTCGTAAAGGAACCATGATGGCAACACTAACAGGTTTTGTCAAAGACAACGAAGGATCTTTCATAGAGAAAGATCCGGGCGCAAAATTGAATTATACAATTGATTGGACAGATTGGATGCCAGAATCTGACACAATCAGCACAAGCACATTTACCCTGCAAACTATTTCAGGGGATGCTGCACCTTTAGTCAATCACACTTCATCAATCAATGTGTACAAAACATCAGTGACAATCTCAGGCGGCACAGCAGGCAAAATTTACAGGGTAACTAACACCATAACCTTAGGCTCAGGACTTATAGACAAAAGATATTTTAGATTAAAGGTAGTAGCAAGGACTCTCTGAGGAAGCCTATGGAAAATATTGAACACGATCAGGATGAATTTAGCCCCAGTCCAGAGATAGAACAGAAATATGGATGGCAAAAACGTCCTAAAAAAATAGAAACAATGGATCTTGACCTAGTTTGGAAACTAGGGTCGATGCACTGTACCTATAAAGAAATTGCAGATATCACTGGTGTGAGTGAAGATGTCATACGTCGGCATCTCAAAGCATTCATTGAAAAGGCACGCAGCGTAGGTAGTCGCAGTTTAAGAAAAGCACAATGGGACAAGGCCCTAGACGGCGATGTTAAAATGTTGACTTTCTTAGGTAAAAATTATCTCGGACAGCGGGATCAACCTGAAGACAGTGACAACAATCAACCATTACCTTGGAATGATGAAGACTGGTAACCACAAATGCCACTAAGCCTATCACAATCACAAGTCCTACAAAATGAAAAAAGATTTACCTGTCTGATTACAGGGCGCAGATGGGGCAAAACTTTTTTGGCAATCAGGCAACTGGCCAAGCACGCGGCTCAAAAACCCAACGCAATCTGTTGGGCAGTGGCTCCTAGCTATCGTATGGCCAAGCAGAACTTGTGGCTACCACTGAAGAAAAAATTAAAAGATCTCAACTGGGTCCGTAGCAGCAATGAAAGTGAACTGCTGCTAAAATTGAAAAACGGCAGCATTATCTGTCTCAAAGGCGCAGATAATTTTGACGGACTTAGAGGCGTAGGTCTGGATTTTTTAGCCATCGATGAATTCCAAGATGTGCCTAAAGAAGCATGGTCGGAAGTTTTAAGGCCAACCTTATCTGACAAACAGGGCAAGGCCATGTTCTTTGGGACCCCTCGTGGTGTTGGTTCGTGGAGTCATGAACTTTTCAGTTATGCTCTGCATGCCGATGACTGGGCTGCGTTCCAGTACACCACCTTAGACGGGGGAAATGTTCCCCCGGAAGAGATAGAAGCCGCACGTAGAGATCTTGACAGTCGTACATTCGAGCAAGAATACCTAGCAACGTTCTCTACCTATTCTGGCACAGTGGCCTATAACTTCAGTCGCAAAGACAATGTCTTACCTTATCGCAACACACCAACGGTGGTGCACATCGGCATTGATTTCAATTATGAGCCAATGACAGCGGCTATATTTGTCATAGAAAATGAAAAGTTTTGGTTCTTTGATGAGATATTACTAAAAGGCTCAAACACAGATGAATTGGTCGCAGAGATCAAGGCAAGATATCCCCATAACAAAATAGTGTGCTATCCGGATCCTGCATCTCGCCAAAAAAAGACCAGTGCCGGGGGCAAGACAGACTTCAGCATTTTAATGAACGCAGGCTTTGTGGTCAAAGCAAGAAACTTTCACACGCCTGTGCGTGATAGGATAAACAGCCTAAATGCCAAACTGAAAAGTGCTGATGGCGTCTGTCATATGTTTGTAGATCCAAAGTGCAAACATATGATAGACTGCCTCGAAAGGTTATGTTACAAAAGAGATTCAACTCAAATTGACAAGGACAGCGGATTAGATCATATGGTTGATGCCTGTTCTTACGCGATAGACTTCATCAGTCCAGTAAGACCACAGATTGAACTCTATGAAGAACCATCGCATTGGAAATTTGGCACAAAAAGGTGGAAATAAATGGAATATACCAAAGATCAAATCATAGGCACCCACCCATTGTGGAAGTCAAACATCAAAAGATGGAAATTTTATATACACTCCTATCTTGGAGGCTACGACTACAAGCAAGGGGAATATCTCACTGCCTATATGCAAGAAAGCATGGAAGACTATGAGTCCAGGCTTGACACTACCCCATTAGATAATCATGTTCGCAATGTTGTCAGCATCTACAACAGTTTTCTTTTTAGACAGAGTCCTAATCGTGAATTTGGCACACTAGAAGGCAATCCCAGCCTAGAAGCATTCTTAGAAGATGCAGATCTAGAAGGCCGTAGTTTCAACACAGTGATGCGTGATATCAGTACCTATGCCAGTATCTATGGTCATTGCTGGTGTATACTGGACAAGCCAGCAGTGCAGACCTATACCAGAGCAGAAGAATTAGATCAAGGCATCAGACCCTACGTCACTATCTACACACCAGAAAATGTTTTGGATTGGCAATGGTCACGTGAACTCAATGGCACTTATAGATTAGTCTATCTCAAAGTTTTTGAAGGTGACGACAGCGGCGTTGACCTATTTAGGATCTACACACCAGAACGCATACAATTGGTGGCACTGAGTAGAGGCGACACCCATGGTCGTCTGGTAGATGACATGCCAAATGCACTGGGCCTGATACCTGCCGTCTGTGTATACAGTCAACGCAGCAGTCATAGAGGCGTTGGTATCAGTGATATCTGTGACGTGGCCGATATGCAACGCAGCATAGCGAACGAATTAAGTGAAGTGCAACAGATCATTCAACTGACTAACCATCCCAGCCTCGTTAAGACAGCGGATACCAATGCCGCAGCCGGAGCGGGAGCGATTATACAGATGCCGCATGATTTGCCTGAAGGCCTCAAACCATATCTATTACAGCCTACAGGTGCCAGCATTGACAGTCTGTTAGGCAGTATCACACACAAGGTCTTAGCCATTGATAGAATGACCTATATGGGCGGTATTCGCAGCATTGAAAGTCGCAGACTTTCTGGGGTGGCACTGGCTACGGAGTTTCAACTTTTAAATGCCCGCCTATCGGAAAAAGGTGACTATCTAGAGCATGCAGAAGAACAGCTATGGCGGCTGTTCAGTCTATGGCAAGGACAGATATGGACAGGTATAGTCAAGTATCCTGACAGTTTCAACATACAAGATCGATACAATGATGTTGTCATGTACAAAACTGTGTTAGACAGCAAACCAACCAATCCTGTATTGATCCAAGAAGTAGAAAGACTGATGCTGGCAGCAGTGATTGATGACAGCCGTAAACTGACAACATTGTTGGAGGACTTCGATGAACGAACCGAGCAAACTACCGAGGCTGTTGATGCACCGGAGTCTGTGGCCGCAACAACCGCAGGTACACAGGCAAGATACTACCCAGACGGTGAGCCCATCCCGGCAGATCTGCCGCCTGCTTACCAGTTGGCCAGTAATGCAGAGGTGCCGCAAGGACAAAACTGTGCCAATTGCCAATACTACAACCCAGACAATCAACAGTGTTCAAAATGGAACAATGCCATAGTGAGACCACTGTACTGGTGTAAAAAGTGGGAGCCGGTACAAGAACAATCGGAATTGACTGCAGAAGAAATTAAAAAGATACAGGACATGCTGATGGATGGCATGACCAATGAAGAGATCATGGCTGCGATGCCAGGTATTACCGTAGAAGATATTGCCTATGCCGCAGCAGAAGCAGCAAGAAACAACAACTGACACAGTGAAAAACAACATTTCAATCAGAGAGCTAGAACAAGGTATAGCCAATTTTGATTTTGACATCGAAGACATGATCAAAAATGTCAAGTACAAGATCAAGCCTAGCAGTCAACATCAAGAATTGGTTGAAGAATTTCGCCTTTACTGCAAAGAAACAGAACGTTGGCACCAAAAAGGCTACGCCATGGCCAGTGCTAGGGCAAGAAAACATCTCAAACGTATACGTGAAATTATTAAGACAAGAAGGATTGAAATGTTAGCGATTGATGCTGAACGTCGTGAAAGAGAACACGCTCTGTTAAATGACAAGGAGTTGCAAGATGCCATTGCAAAAAGGTTACAGCAGTAAAACCATTGCCAAAAATATCAGCACTGAAATGCGTGCCGGTAGGTCGCGAAAGCAGGCAGTGGCCATTGCCTACAGTGTGGCTCGCAAGGCAGCACCTAAGGCAAAGAAAGCCATGTTTGTGAGACCGCCACGTGGTGGTAAAGCGTAAATGCCACGTCCTACGAAACAGATGCAGAGTAATGCTAGGCGTGCATTACAGTTAAGATCTGAGAGTCCTCGCAGTAGACAAGGCATGACTCCGGTAGGATTAAAACGTGCTAATCAATTTGCACAAGGCCAAAATGTCAGTATGACGATAGTAAAAAGAACATATAGTTTTCTCAGTCGTGCCAAGGCTTACTATCAGCCAGGCAAGAACACACCAGGCACACAGGCATATCTAGGGTGGGGCGGCTCTGCTGGACTCAGTTGGGCCAGAAAATATCTTAAAAGGAGTGGAAAATGAAAGCAGCGAAAATGAAGATGAAAGCAAGAAAAAGAGGTGGCAAAAAACCTCCACGCAGAGTCTTGGCTTAAGTACTTTGAAAGTATAAGAGCAGTTTGCCCTTGGAGTTTGCCAGCATACTCCCGGGGTGAAATAGACATACGCCGGGGCATGAACCGTGTTCTGCCCCTTGGCGATTTTCGTGCTCGCGTCTACCAATTAGGCACATTGAGCCCACGTCGTATAAAAAAGTTGGCACATAAATTAGAAAATGATCCTAGTTTACAGTCTAATGAATTCTTGTGGAGTCATCCAAGATATGGTAGACACAGTGCTCCGATTGGTTGCATCATACAACAGAATAGAGCAGAGTTAGCACAAATTAGGATGAGATCTAGATAAACGAATAAATACTGATACTGCCAAGCAGGGTTTGGTTACTCTTGCCATAAAAGGAGGCTGTAATGAACAATGAACCAATCGAAAATATAGATACAGAGCAGGATGCTGTCACGGCGGAACCTAATCTGGACAATAGAAGTTTTACACAGGAAGAAGTTGATCGTATCGTGAAAGAACGTCTTGATCGCGAACGCAAAAAGTTTGAAAAACGTTTTGCAGACGTTGATCCGGACAAGTATAAAGAACTGCTAACCAAAGAAGAGCAGCAAAGAACTGAAAGTATGAAAGCACGGGGAGAATTTGAAAAAGTGCTCCAAGAAACTGTGGAGAAAAAACAATCAGTTATTAGCCAACTTCAAGCAGAATTACGAAACATCAAGGTAGATGGAAGTCTGTTAAGTGCTGCCAGCAGCCGCAAAGCTATCAATGCCAAGCAGGTTGCCAGTTTGCTCAAAGAGCAAGTCCGCATGAATGAAAATGGTGAAGTTGAAATCATTGACGTAGAAAGTGGACAGGTGCGATACAATGACGCAGGGCGTGGTATGAATGTTGAAGACCTTGTACAAGAGTTTTTACAAGCCAATGCTCATTTTGTGTCTGCGGGTCCACCAGGTAGCGGTAGTCAGACTTCAGTAGGGCCAAAAACCAGCCAGAACACTGTGGATTCTTCTAAATTAAATATGGCTGATCCAAAAGATCGCCAGATTTACCGTGATATGATGAAAGCCAAAGGAATACGAATTTAAGGAGAATCTAAATGGCAAACGAAGTAACCTCAACGTCCCTGGCTGCCCTGTTTACAACAATTCAACAGACAGCCTTATTCACGATGCAAGAAAAGGCGTTCATGCGTCCTTTGATCCGCAACTATAACCTAGTAGGTCAGCCTGGCAAGGCCGCACACGTTGGTATCTATCCAACTGTGTCCACCGCAAGTATCACTTCTGGTGAAGGTACCAATGCCAGCAACATTGCTATTACAGCAACTGAAAAGACCTTTACAGCCACAGAAGTTGCTGCTATGGCAACCTTAACTGATCTGGCACGTGACAGCGCCAATGACGACACTGCTGCAAGCATTGGTCGTGTGCTTGGCGAAACACTGGCAAGAAAAGTTGATGAAGACATTGCTGCACTGTTCAGTGGCTTCAGCACAGGAGTTGGTGGCGGCAGTGGCACAGAACTGACACCTGATGACATTCTTGCTGCAATTGCTACTCTACGCAACAGTTCTGTTGTTGGACCCTATGTTGGTGTGTTCCACCCGTTCCAAACCTATAACCTACGCAAAGTATTGGCCAACGCCGGTGCTGCCAATGTGCCATCACTCAGTGATGTTGGCAATGAAGTTTTACGTGGTGGCTATATAGGTCGTTTGTTTGGGGTAGATATTTTTGAGAGTGCCGTAGTAACTGGCGCCAGTTCTGGTGCTTTTATTGGTGCAGTCATGCACAGTGATGCACTGGCATTTGCTCTCAAGCGTGATCTAACAATAGAGACACAGCGTGACGCAAGTCTGCGTGCTACGGAAATCGTAGCCAGCATGACCTATGCAGTTGGTGAATTGTTTGATGCACATGGTGTCAAAATCATTACTGATGCTAGCATTTCAAACTGATCTTAATTAAGATCACAGAAAGGGGCTATATCTTAGCCCTTTTCTTTTGACTGCTATAAATAACTGTAGCAGAGAAGGACTCTGCCTTTTCACTATACCTTGAGTAGGACTTAGGAGACACTATGGCTACATTTGCCACCATTTCTGATGTCAAAGAATATGAGCCAACAATTGGCGACTTTGGCATACAAACATTTGACACCGAGTTAGCCAAAGCACAGGCTGATGTAGTAAGATATCTCCGAATCAATTGGTGGCCTACACAGCAGATAGGCAAATATGACATCGCTGTCGTTGGCATCAATGTGGAACTCAACGAAGACAAATTGACTGCCAGTCAATTGACCCGAGCCACAGTGTATTGTGCTCTAGGCTACTACATCTATTCAAAACTCAGCAAATTTGAACCAGAACTTGACATGTTTCATATGAAAATGGAATATTACAAGAAAATGTATGCAGAAGAAATAGATTTGGTTATAAGAGATGGTGTAGAATATGACTTAGACAGCAGTGGCACAATCACTGACAGTGAACGGGCACCCAGTTACTTTCTAAGATTGAAGAGATAACCAATGAGCATCAGAGAAGACATTGCCAAAAACATTGTTGACGTGCTTACAGACATGGTAGATCCTAAGCCTGTGTTAGTCACACGGGAATTTTTCGAAGTTGAAAAATTAGCAATCACGCAATTCCCTGCTATCTATGTGCAGACTCTCAATGAATCTAGACAAGATCTCACAATGAAAACCAATCGCAGACAAGGTGTTTTAACTATACAGTTAATGGTGTTTGTGAGAGGTGTAGAACTTGATAGAATACGCAATGACATAATTGAACGGATTGAAGAAACGTTAGATACAGATCGCCGTCGCGATACTGGCAACACAACCATGCACAGCGAGGTTGCAGCGATTAGGATCATTCCTAGATTGGCACCTTTGTCTGAATTAGAAATTGATGTGCTGGTTAAGTATACCTATTTGAAAGGATCTACGTAATGATTACAATATACAAGAACAACGAACAGATGGCTGTCAAACAGCGTTATCTGTCAAGGTTTTTAGAGCAAGGTTGGAGTCAAGAGCCACCAGCATCTAAAAAACTCAGCCGGGGCCGTGTAACACGCGCAGTGGCTGAGGTATTGCCTACAACAGACGCCATGGTGGTGCCTGTTGCTGACGCAATTGCCGAAAATTATCAAGGAGATGAAAATGGCAACTTATGAAGGCTCCAACGGAGCAGTTAAAATGGTAGATGGCGCCGGCACTCTCACAGCCGTTGCTGAAGTACAGAGTTGGAACGTATCAACAACTCGTGACACAGTTGAAGATACAGTTATGGGTGACGGCTATAGGACTTTCAAGAAAGGACTGCAGACGTGGTCAGGGTCTATGACTGTGATGTACAGTGACACATCTGGCGCAGAAGTAACCACTGCACTAAATCCAGATACGGACACGGTCATCGGTGTAGAATTATTCCCGGACACATCTGTGGCAGGAACCAAATTTGCAGGTAACATTGTTGTAACCAGTTTTGCAGTCACAGCCAGTTTTGACGGAATGGTCACTGCTACTGTAGACTTCCAAGGCACCGGTGCACCGACAACTTGGAAATTTGGTAACGCCTAATTCGCGTACAGGGAGTAAGATCATGCCAATCAAAATTGCTGTTGAAGGTTTAGACGAGGTAATTTTAGACCTTTCTGATCAAGCCCAACAATTAAACAAAATGATTTGGGGTGCCACTTTCCGTGAAATACGTGATCTAACTCCCATCCGCACCGGACGTGCACGCCGTGGCTGGCAAGCGGTACCAAACCCGGTTGGTGTACGTGGGGATAGGCAAATTATCAACACAGTACCTTATGTGCAGTACCTTGAAAAAGGACATAGTAAACAGGCCCCTAATGGCTTTATACGACAAGGTATAAACAGAGGTATAGATATAGGTGAGCGTACCTTTTTGCAGTATCAAATATCAAAATTAAGGAAATCTAAATGAACCAATCAACAAAAACCAGTGCCATTCAACGGGCACAAGCACACTTTCAAACTAAATTGGCAGGTGCATTAAAAATGCACTATGTTGAAGAATGGCAGTTAGAAGTGTATTACAGAGACATTACCACACTGAAACAAGAAAGTCAGGTCATAGAATTAGCACAGGCTGGCAAAAGCGTAGAAGCATTGGTTGCTACGATTATCAACAAGGCATTAGACAAAGATGGTAAACCTCTTTTCTTGCCTGCAGATAAGGCAGCACTGCTGAACGAAGCAGATCCTACGATTGTTCTTAACCTTAGTAAGGTATTAAATGGTGGCGAATTGCCTCCAGTTGAGGAATTAGAAAAAAACTAACGGCTGACAGGGATCTTTGGTTTATGATGTACTTGGCTAGAGAACTAAAGATGACACTGTCAGACCTAATAGAAAAAATGAGCACACTTGAACTAAGACTTTGGGCTGCTTATCTAAATCTCGAACACAAAACGCAGAATAGGAATCTTAAGAATGGCATCCGCAGACATAATCGTTAGAGTCATAGATGAAACACAGGCTCAGATTTCACAGATAAAGAGTCGCCTCAACCAATTAAAAGACTCCACAGACAGCGTAAACAACAGCATAAGAAATCTCGTCGCGGCCTATGTGAGTTTAGAAACTGGCAAGGCCTTTTTGCAACAGGTTGACCAAGTACAACAACTTGATGCCAAATTGCGATTGGTCAGTACCAGTCAAGCAGACTTCAATAAAAATTATGATACAGTTTTTGAGATTGCTCAAAAAACTAGACAACCCTTAAATGAAACTGGTGATTTATATGCCAAGATATCAAGAAGTGCTGGCAACCTTGGTATTACTACTAGTGAAGTGGCCAAAGTCACAGAAACATTTAACATTGCATTGCAAAGATCAGGAGCGGCAGGACCTGCGGCTGCTGGCTCAATCACGCAGTTTGCCCAAGCCTTACAAAGTGGCAAGTTCCAAGGTGATGAATTTAAAACTATAAATGAAGTTATTCCAGAAGTCTTAGACATCATCAGCAAAAAAACTGGCTTTGCTCGTGAAAGCCTCAAACAATATGCCAGTGAAGGACTGTTAACTGGCAAAATTGCAGCACAGGCCTTGATTGAGTCACACGGTGAATTAGAACAAGGCACTAAAACTTTAAACCAAGCCATAGTGCAACTAAAGAATCAATTTCAAAAAAGCATTAAAAGTTTCTTAGACACAACTGGTGCCGGTGACATATTAATCAAGACAGTTGAGTTCCTCACTGAAAATATGGACAATCTCATAGTCATGGGCAAGGCTGCTGGCATCGCACTGGCAGCATTGGCAATAAAATTGCGACCTATCAGTGTGCTTTTTACTGCGGCTACCACAGCGGCCATAGCCTTGGCAGACGTATTAGGTCCCATATTACGACCTGTGGTGGACTTTGTAGAATCTGCTTTCAGTAGTTTAGGTAAACAACTAGTTGGTTTCGGTGCTGCGATCAGAGCCTTTGCCCAAGGCAAAAATCCTTTAGATGCATATACTCTGGCTACTCTGGCTTATGCAGACGCTGCCAAAAAAGGCACGTTACAAGGCGATGAATTAAAACATAGTACGGAAAAACAAGCAGAAGCCGCAGCGAAAAATGCCAAGCAAACTGACACAATGAAACGGTTAATAGCAGAGGCAGAGAAAGAAGCTAACAAAGGTAAGATATCATTTGATAACTTCAAATCTAGTCTATTGGCCAATGCTGCAGCCAGTGCGGAAGATGGTAAGAGCAAAGAATATGCAACATTATTGTATAAAGCATACGAAGTCAAGGCCAAAGATCTAAAAATTGCTGTCAGTGCTCTAACTGAAGAACAGAAAAAACAAGTTGAAAATGAAGTTGGTGGTTTGATAGAAAGCAAGATAGCGAACGACATAGCCTATAAGGCACGAGAAAAAAATTATCAAGACAGTGTTAACCTGTTGAAAAAATACGGTGATGACTTTCAAAAATTCAATGAAAAAAATCTTACACTGACAGAAACTACCACACGTGAACTTGCTGACATAGAAAAGGCTTATAATACTGTACTGCTCCATGATAAGAAAATGACAGCAGAGCAGCGCCAGAAGATTGAACAAGATAGGGTTGACGCCATTAGCCTAGTCACACAGAAAGGTATTATAGACCTTAGCAATCAATTCAAAAAATACAGTGACGACAGTCGCACTGACGCACAGAAATTAGCCTTTGATCTAAAACGTATAGAAGAGGCACGGCAGGTTGCCGGGCTAGAGGGGGAAGCCAACTATCAAATAGCACTGACAGGTCTCAGAGACAGAGCCTATTCTAAATATCGCAGTCAGATAGAAGATGCTGCCAACTTTGCTTTGACTAGAGAAGAACGATTAACCAAAGATTTATTGAAGGTAGATGAAGAATTCCGTGCAGTCAATGCAGAAATGACTGCTCAACACCAAGCAGCAAGGTCTGCTGTGATCTTTAAGGCCAATGAAGAAATTTATAAGAGTGGACTAAAATATCTAGAAGACAATCTCAGTGCAGAAGCAGTTTACAATAAGAGATTAATGGAGATAGAAGCAGCCAGAGCAGGTACCAGCACAGAAAATCAAAAATATCTCAATGCTGCTCTGCTGGCTATCAACAAGGAATACATTGATCGTGTTATTGGTCAGTATCCTTTGATCTACAAAGAATACGAACAAGCTCTACTGAAAGTGTTAGGTATCAGTAATGAAAAATTTGCCAAACTCAAAGAAGGATTCAAACTGTTTGGTGTAGACGTAGATGCTATATTAAAAGATCTATTCGTGCAAGGCATAAGGCATCTGATAGGATTTACCAATAGTGCCAATCAAAATATAAACTCAGTACAGGGTGTGGTTAATGCTATATTTGGCAGTCAAGGCACTGCGTCAACGAGTATTTTTGATTTCGCTACCAATAGCACTGGTTTTTTGGCAAACTTTCTCAATACCTCAACCTCAGGATTCACTGTGTTTGGCCGTATGCTAGGCAGTGTGTTTAGTTCTGCATACAGCACAATCACATCTATATTTGGCAACATAGGTAGTTTTCTATCTAGCAATGTGCTCAGTCTGTTAGATAAAATCATTGGTGGTGCCAGCAGTGCAGTCAGTGCTTTAGCACGTGTGGTTGGCGGATCAATTGGTGGTGGCGGTGGAGGCGGTCTATTGTCTAGCATAATTTCAATCGGTACTAGCCTGTTCAGTTTCTTCTCAGATGAGAGAACGAAAAAGAATATTTCATATCGACAGAGTCTTGGCAATGGCATCAATCTCTACGATTTTAACTATCGCAGTCCCTACAGCAGTCTATACGGCACAGGCAGAAAAACAGGGGTGATCGCACAAGATGTGCAGCAGCAGTATCCCAATGCTGTCAGTCTTGGTAAAAACGGCAAACTGCTTGTTGATTACAGTCAATTGCCTATACCATTTGACATGTTGCGTTTTGCAAAAGGTGGCATTGTGTCTACTCCCACTAGAGGCCTATTAGGCGAAGCGGGTCCGGAGGCCATACTGCCCTTGACACGCACTAGCACAGGCGATCTAGGTGTTAGGTCAGAACTGCCAGATGATCAAATAGGCGAGGTCAACATCACGTTCAACATTTCTGCAGTTGATGCAAGAGGTCTAGATCAATTGCTGATGGAAAGACAGACATTGATTACCAACATGGTTAGAAAGGCTGTGAACAGGCGCAGTCGTACAGGAGTCACACTATGACAATATCAAATTTTATCAGCAGTGCCACAATAACCAGTGTTGATCCTGTGCGTGTGAACACTGCTATCAGTGGCAGAGAAAGCCGAAGCCAAATCAGCAGTCAATACTGGCGTATACAGACTACACTGAAAACACTCAGTGAAGCAGAGACAAGAGTGATGTTGGCCTTGATTGCCACGTCCAAAACTAGCCTAAACACTTTTACTGTGACTCCTCCTTTTGCTACCAATGCCAGTTCATACAGTGCGACAATCAGTTGTCCCAGTGGCGGCAGTGTTGGTGTGCAAAGTATCACAGTTCGCAGTGGCACAAACCCCAGTGGCGCCACGCCCATTGCTGCTGGTGAATTTTTCAAATTTGCAGGACATAACAAAGTCTATTTGGCCACAGGCGATCTATCGCTGGTGTTGACCAGTGGCAACTTTGAAGGCACACTAAGTTTTTATCCCAGCCTGCAGACAGCAGTGGCAATTAATGAAGTAGTGACCTATACCTCAGTGCCTTTTACCACTCGTATAGCCAGTGACCCCGGTATCGAATATGGCCTAGAACTGTTTGGCGGCATGCAGCTAGATCTCAAGGAAGTTATCTGATGCCACGCAGTCTATCAGCAGGTCAAATCACTGCGCTTCAAACAGAACCTTTCAAAGAAGAATTTCTGATTGAAATCACCAATTTGACTACCACACCTATCTATCTGACTACAAATCCACAGACCAGTGTCAGTGCCACTGCACAGAGCACAGGCACTGCACAGACATTCTTAACCAGTAAGGTCAGCGTAGTTGGTGCTGTGACAGACAGTTTAGATGGCTCAGTGAATACATTGACTATCAGCGTGGCAACCAGCACAGCCGCAGATGTAACCACATGGCTGTTGCCAGATGGCAGCTCTAGCAAATACTGGTTCAATGCCGTGGTACATGTCAGTGTGGTGATACGCAATCCTGCTACCAATGCCATAGTAGGCAGTCCCATACTGTTATTCAGAGGCACTGTAACAGAATTCAATACCAACAGTGGCAATGAAGGCAGTGGATTCAGTTTTACCATACAAAGTGAATTTGCAGATTTCAACAAGAGCAAAGGACGCAAAACCACAGATGCCAGCATGGACAGTTATCGCACATTCTTTGCAGGCTATGTAGGCAGTAATTTTAGATCTATTGCGAACAGAACGCCATTGAAGTGGGGTGATCTCAATGTCTAACTACAGCAGTGACCTCTTCGTTGCCAGTGAACAAGACGCTATATCGAAAAAAGACATCGCCATAGGTGTGTTTGCCAACTCTGGCATAGACACCAAGACAGTAGACAATGTGGTATCTAACACTCAACGTGCAGAACCGATCAGTGTGCAGTTATCTGATACCAATCAGGCTATACCTGTGATCTATGGTATAAGATCTGTACAACCTATTTTGGTAAAAGCAGCCTTAGACAGCACAGGTCTCAAACTGATACTGAGCTACGTGGTCTGTGAAGGAGAAGTCAACGGATTCTTTAGACTGCGACTAGATGGACAATATCATAACTTTGGCAGCACACTGAACAACAGTGTAGGCACTGCGATCACAGGACCATATGCCACGTTCGTGCGTGCAGAAATCAGCACTGGTACCACAGCAGGCCGCAGCAGCACACTGGCTAGCCCTAGCACACTCTATGAAGGCCTATGCATGTTGTTTTTAGAATTGACCAGAGACAGCACAGGTTTCCCATTCAAGGATGTGCCACAGGTTGACATAGAAGTCTTTGGACGCAAAGTCTTAGATGTTGCCAACATTGCCAATCCCAGAGCCTACAGCACCAATCCTGCAGATGTGATTTTTGACTATTTGACGAACAGTTACTTCGGCAAAGGTTTGGCTCAGTCACAGATTGACATTGCCAGTTTTCAAACAGCCAAAATTAAATACAATGAATTGATAGCACCATTCGCCGGGCAACCTACCACTGTGAGTTACATGGTAATGAACACGGTCATTGACACTGCAAACACTGTGCGCGAAAATCTAGACCGCATGTTAGGCAGTTGTCTCAGCAGATTAGTCTATGCCAATGGCAAATACTACCTCGCTGTGATGGACAGTGGTGATGCCACTGCACTAGGCACTACGGCACAGGTGCAGGCACAGTTTGACACTAACACAGTGTTTTCAGATGTCGTCGTACAGTATGGCAACAAAGAAACAAGATTCAACAGTGTGATTGCACGCTATGATGACATAGATCTCAGTTTCAGAGAAAGACAGATTAATTTTCCCACTGACAGTACCAACACATTTCTCGCAGAAGACAAGAACGAACCATTGGTTGAAGAAATTTATCTCTTTGGCGTAACAGATCCCTATCGTGCAAGAAATATCGCACAGCATGTGCTGAGAAAGAGCAGACGCAGTGCCAAAGTGTCATTCACTGCCAGCAAGGAAACATGGAAACTGCTGCCTGGAGATATAATTGATATTACGTGGGATATACCAGCATTTAGCAACAGTTTGCTGCGAATTACCAGCATGACATGGGAAGATGGGCTAGTACGCATAGAAGCAGAAACACATCAGACATCTAGCTACATGCCCTTTGCTATGCAGCGTAGAGTGAGACCTCCTGAGCAGCCCCTGTTGCCTGGACAGAGACTGGTAGGTGACAGTGGTGTTATTAGACCAGACACGCCATTTGGTCTAGTGCCTCCGGGCACAGCACCTGCACCTGGTGACCCAGGCAGTCCACAGGTTCCAGGACGTCCTAGTCCAATAGGCCCTGATACCAAAGATCCCAGCAATGTCATAGACATTGGAGCAATTACACCTATAGTGGGCACTGCTGGTAGATTAGCCTTTGGAGATTATTTCGCAACTAACAACTCAGCGACTACAACCACTACGTGGGCTAGACATGACCCGCCTACAAACAGTGCAGATAGCAACATGCTGATACATGGTCTAGGCAATGGCAGTCCCATGCTAGAAGGCTTTGGACCCAGTCCTACCGCAGTGGCCAGTCCCCAACAGACATCAAGGTATAGATCTACAACGCCTATCAAGGCATGGCAATTCTTTATTCATATCAGCAGCCTGAACAATTTATTCTTTGTAGCTGGCAAATTTATTGGCCTACAATGGAAATTAGCCAGTGAAGCAGCCAATAGGTTCCGCAGTACCACAATAGGTCAGACCAGAGGTGGCGCGGTCACAGTGACCAATTTCTACTGGGACATAACCGGTGCCAATACCACAACCACACTAGAAACATTTGCAGGCAATCTGTTTGGTCTGTTTCTAAGCAGCACACAGCAGAATGCCAGTGGCTTGGGGCTTGGACATCATATGTTCAGTGAAGTATCAAAGAGAACCTACAACTATTATGACAACCTTGGCCTACTACAGACTGCGAGACTAGACAAGGCCGCAGTGCCATTGCCCTACTATGAACAGTGTCATTTTGACTATGTGAAAGATTATCTGGGACTGAGACGGCCTAGCACTTTGACAGAAGAAATGCTGGTGCGTAGACCATTTATGCCTGTGTTGAACAGAACTGCCAAAGCCTCAGGCCTAACCATTAGATTTTACACCTTTGACACGAGCGCCGCAGGCGGCGTATTGAATGTGCGACCTCTAGGTGCCACTTCATATAATTTTACCTGGGACCGTGCCAGTACCTTTGCCAGTACCAGTCCTGGACTAGTCAAAGCCAAACAATTTTTCAGCCGACTGTATCCTGCTGACAGTTGGACTACTTCATCATGACTGTGTCTATTACCAATGCACAACAAGAACGCAGTGTGTTCACTGCGACCAGTTTTGATACCTGGAGTTCATTGGCCTCTTCGCCTTTTGGTACTTGGGCATCGTGGACACAGTGGAATACCAATCCACGCACGATATCTGCCACTGAAACTA